ACTACCTGCTGTAAATGAACGATAACCACCAGTCGCCCATGGGCTGATTGATACAGCTCGTGTACAACCTGTCAGTGTACCATAGGTCATTAGCCATGATCCTATGCTTGCATTGATCTGTGTCATTACACCGCCACCGCTTGTTGTAGATAGTGTAATTGTAGTTGAATTTAGAACCGAATTAACATAGTAAGTAACACCTGATACAATATTACCCAAGTTAGCGTATGTTGAATTGTTTGTAAATACCACGGGTTGGTTAACAGCCATGTTAGCTGAACTTGATACTGTTACAGTGTTGGTACTAGCTGATGTAGCTGTAGCATATCCGCTGACTACACCGGTGTATGAAATTAATTCATTATCGATGTAGATCGTAGCAGTATTACCGGCAGCTGGAGTTGGGAAACGACTAGCATCATTGATTGGAATAGCTGTGTCAGTATTACCAACTGCAACTGTACCTGAGATAAAGCTGAACGGACCTTCGTTCTGCACTTCATAGCGTACTGGCAAGTTACCAGCTCGCATCCAAGCTTCGTTGTTTAAGTTGTTGTTACGTAGACGGTGTACAGTAATGTATTTGCCTTCTGGTCCACGTAGCATCCAGTCAATAAATCCAGCACCGTACCATGTCCATTGTACACAGACCATTTGCATTTTAATTGGTACTAGTAAATATCCGCTTGGGTTATAAGGACTGTTAGTTCCATCGCAACGGTCGATGTTCCATTGACTTTGTGGAACTACACGATCGATAGTACGAGTCATCTTAATACCGCTAATCGATGTAGATCCACGATACTGTGGGTTAACATACATTAGTGTATCATTAACAACCTGTGTAACCATATGAGTCATACCGCGGATAACAACACGGCATCCTACAGTACACTGTGTAGTAAAGCGAGTGTTTAGACCAATAATCTGTCCTGAACCTACTATAACTGTAATTGTACCAGCTAGCTGGAAAGTGCTTGAACGACGAACTACTTGAGGAGTCTGACCGTCAAACTGCCAGAACACACCGTTTTGTTCATCAAATGTACCAGAACGTACAGTAGCACCATACCAACTGTTAATACTTAACAATGCTGGGTCAGTAACTGTTGCACCAGTAACGCCATTAGGAACGGTGCCCAGCGTTTGTGTTGCTATAACTTGCAGTGTACGCTCATCAACAATACCTGACACTGTGTATGTTCCGTTAAATCCGCTGGTAATAACACCGCTTAGTGTTACCTGCGCACCAATTTGACAACCGTGATCAACGTCGTCAGTTGTGATTGTAATAGTTGAACCAGGTGCTGTACCGTTAGCTGTTACCTGACGTACAAAGTAGTTAGGTGCCATTAACAAACCAGTGTTGAAGTTAATTGATTTACCAGATTGGTAACGAATATACTTCTTACTCATACGTATGGCCTGTCCTGCATAACTAGGTAAACCTGTACCTAATTGTACACCACCGTCAAACGGTCTGTGACTAAAGTTACTGTCTGAACGAGCATATACTAGTCCTAAAATTGCTGTACCGGAAGTAATAAATCCTGGAGCACGACATGTATAGGTAAATGTTGTAGCACTTGTAACTGCTTCAACAAAGTACGGACCTTGAGCTAACACGTGATTGTTAGTTCCGTTATCTGATGTGATATAGGTGTTAATAGTTTGCCCTGGAGTGAATCCATGTGGACTAGTTGTATTAACTGTAATTGTTGGTTGTGTTGTAGTTGATTGGAATGTTGATGTTGAACTAATTGGACTTCCAACTGTTGTACTCACTGTCCATACACTAGTACCGCCACCTGATGCGTATGCCGCACCACTTACGTTGGCTAGAATCACTGTTAGACTAGGTACTGTATTAGCTGTGGTTAGGGCAACACCTTGTCCAACTGCAATAGTACCGCTGGCCACAGCAGTAACGGTCATTTGGTTACCAGTTATGCTGGCTGTAAACGAAGCCGCTTGAGTCGCTGTTGAGAATGTAAATGTTGGCTGACTCATGTTGGTCGCCCACAAATAACCTGTAGCTGTTGACAGTGGTATAGTTGTACCAACCGCCGCTGACATAGTACCACTTGCTGTTGTTTGAACAAAGAAACTACCAGTTTGATAGCCTGTAGCACTAGTGCTTAGAATCGCTGTATAACCGTCAATGATCTGGTAAACGTAATATGTACCTGCTACTAAGTTACCAATAGTAGTACCAGTAATAGTGATCTGTTCACCTAAGGTCATGTTGGTAGTACCTGGATAGCTAATTCCTTGATATGTATATGCTGAAAAACGTACTGAGTTGTTTACAGCATAAGTGTTAGTAATTGAAGTTGTGTAGTTGATGTTGTTACTTAAGGTTACTTGGGTACCGCTCGATACACTTGCAATATAATACTGTGTACCTGCTGTTAATCCACCAAAACTTGCACCGCCTGTAACATACATGTTACCACCTTGTGAAGTACTTGATGGAACAAATACAGTAGTACCACCAGAATCTGTGGTCATTGTAATTGTTCTAGTATCTACAATAGTTTTTACATAATATGTAGTACCCGAAGTCAATCCTCCAAAACTTGCACCAGTCATTGTAATAGGCATACCTACTATCAAACCGATGGTAGTGCCTAGAGTAATTTGATTGTTTGAACTGTTAGTAGCAACTGCGTTGGTAATAACTTGTTGTACTAGGAATGGAGAACCTTGGAACATACCTGTAGTTGAACCTACAGTTACTAGGTTAGTACTGGTAGTAGTTGCTGTAATAGTTTGGTTGATCACAGCATTGATTGATGAACCAGTATACAATCCACCTTGGCGTAACTGTATGAACGGAGTATAAATGTTGTCACCGTTGTTAAAACCTACTTTACCTTTGGCAATATAGGTAAATGTTGTTGTTGACGGTACTTGATAGATAATAAATGATCCCTCAGCACGGTCAAAACCTGTAATAGCTGAGTTAAAGCCTTTGATAGTAATCGCATTACCAACTTGGTAGCCGTGTGCTATTGCTGTAGTAATTGTAATAATCGATTCCGCAGTTGATGCACCACCAGACAGTGTACTTGCATCTGTGGTTGCAGCCGTAACAGTAAGATCAGTACCAGGAACTTCATAAATTGAAGGATATCCACGTTCTTGGCTGATAGTCAACCACTTAGTAGGTTGCATACCATATTCAAAGTCCGCGTCTAGTAATGACTGTGGAGCGGCAACACGTTGACGTTCAAAAGCATCTGTTCCAATTTCTGGGCTACGTACATATTGGAATGGTTGTTCGTAGAGAATTTGTAGCGTGTCAGTAGATGACATTGTGCTGGTGTTTATAGCCAGCGTAATTGTCGTAGTTCCGTCACTATTATCTAGTGCATTAACAAATGCCGCATCGTTCGTTCTACTGAATGTAACAGTAGTGCCTGCATAAGTTGTATCTGCAAAATTATAAATTATGCTGTTTTTAGTGGTATTAGTAATTACTAAAAACTGTTGTAGATCGTATTTTCCTGGAACTTCGATCGTGCCTGCACCCGCAGCCCCTGGGGTAAAGACGTATGTTCTAAGTTGTGCTTTTGCCATTTAATTCTCCGTATTTCGTATTTACCTATTAGCTTAAGGCGGCCGCCATAGCTATGGATAGTGATTTTGTGTTTATACCGCCTACAGTTGCTGATCCGGACACGGTTAAATTACCAGCCTGTACTATAACATTGCCAGCGGTATCTGTAATATTGCCAGCTACTACTAGATTACCTTGAATATAAGTATTGCCAGCAATACCTACACCACCTGACACAACCAATGCACCATTTGTGTATGCAGAACTAGCTGTGCTGTTTGTTATGTTTACAACTCCTGCAAGCCCAACTGTTCCTGCAACATTAAGAGCACCCCCTACTCCTGTACCACCTGCTACAACTAATGCACCAGCGTTGCTAGCAGATGAAACGGTAGTAGCAGTTACGTTAACTTGCCCAGAACTAGTTAACCCTGTTAAATTACCTAAGGTAGTTAAGTTTGATGTTACTACATTAGAAGCCAAAGTTGTTCCAGTTAGTAGTCCGGCTGCCGCACTTGCACTTGGAGCGGCCCATGTAAATCCTGATCCAGTCCATGACAAGTAGGTATTAGGTGTTGCTGGAACTGCAATAAACGCTGTAGTATTTGCACCGGATTGATAGGGAATTTGATTACTAATTCCTCCATTAATTGCAGTTGCTACACTGGCTGTGGCCGCATTGCCACTGATACTGCCGTTGATAGGGTTTGTAACAGTTAAATTAACTAGGGTTCCAACACTGGTAAGACTACTAGCATACACGTTTGGTGCTAGCGTTGTTCCTGTTAAGGTTCCAGCAGCCGCTACAGTGGCATAGTTGGTAGGATACGGTAAGTTCACCCAAGGGTTTATACCATCACCATATTTGATCTTAAGGGTGTCGGTTTCTAAGCCCGGCTCCCCAAGTGCTAACGTAGGATTTACATTTATCCAATTGGATGCCGTATCCCGTCTAAGTTTTATTTGTACTGTCATAGTTTATGCCAATGCGGCCCCCATAGCTACTGAAAATGTTTTTAAGTTGACACCGTTTGAAAAGATGTTACCATTAGAATAAATGTTGCCTACTGCTCTTATGCTGTCGCCTGTTGCGATACCACCAGTAACTACTAACGCACCAGTAGATGTACTAGTAGATACAGTGGTATTGGTCACTGACAATATGCCTGAAAAACTTCCTGCGGCATGTGCCGATGTGCCCGATACTGTTAAACTGGTTAGCGTTCCTACGCTGGTTAAACTACTTGACACTACAGTTGAATTTAGTGTCGTACCAGTTAATGTTCCTGCGGCCGCTGTGATAGTACTTGTTCCACCTAGCGTTAGTGTTGTACCATTGACTATAAGTTGCCCATTTGAACTTAACATAGTGTTACTAACTGTACCTACGTCTGTATTATAGATCCCGTTGGTAACTGTAGCGGCATTGCCAGTTATATTAGCAGTGATACTACCGTTAGTAACCGTTATTTGTCCAGCTGATAATGTTCCAGTAACTAGTACGCTAGTAAATGTTTCAGTTGCAGGTGGCTGTAAATCCCAGGCAAGTCCGTTCCACGACCATGTGTTGCCGTTATAATTCTGTTGTTGTCCTACATAAGTCGGAACTGGAAATAATAAACTCATATATTATCCGTAACTTGCTAAACCTGCGGCAATTACCCATGTGCCAGCGGCATTGTATACCATGTTAAATGTTACAAAATCTTTCTTGTTTGCGTATCCGGTTGGTTGTATACCGCCATTCCAATATAAATTTTGACTTACGCCGTTGATAGAAACTGCATAAGGAATATAAGGATTTGAACCTTGTATTAGAATTAGTGTAATTGAAATACTTCTGTTGACTACTAAAGGCACATTGGTAAAGTTTGCTGTAAAATTACCGGCTATGTTGGTATGATAGAAAATTCCACTGCCTGAAGCAAAATCGTGTACTACTGTTCCAGTAGCACCGGTTATGGGAGTAACTATTTCAGATGCATGTTGTATTGTAGTAGTACCAGTTAATGTAGCACTATTAAATGCACCGCTACTGGCAGCACTGATAACACCGGTACCACTAACTGTAATAGTCACACCATCGACAATGACACCACCTAATGATGATGTAGTTGCTGCCGGTAAAGTATATGTTGTTGCCATTGATTAAACTCCGTTTGTTGTATAAGTTCCAACTACAGTCCAATTGTTGCTTACACGAAACAATGTTAGTACACACAAATCAGTTTCATTTGCACCACCTATCGGAGCAGTTCCACCTGCCCAACTGACTGTATATCCTACGCTGTTAATATTAACAGTTGAATTAGGAACATATGGTGTTGCTCCTTGTACCAGTGCAATGCTGTATACATATAATCGATTATTAGTTGTTGGAATATTTAAAAAATTAGCAGTAAAATTACCGCTGATGTTTGTTAGGTAATAGGTAGCAGATCCACTTGACCAATCAAATGTAGCTGTTCCTCCTGATACGCCTGCAATATTAGTCACTACATCAACACTGTGTTGCAGTACTGTATTACCTTGTAAATTAGAATTAGTAAATGAATATGAACTTACATAAGATATTGTACCACTGCCGTTGACTGTAATTGTAGTACCATCTGCAATAACTCCACCCAGTGTGCTTGTAGTTGCAGGAGGTAATGAATATCCTGTGCTTGCAGGTACAGATGTCAGTAAAGGTTGAACCCAGTGTCCGCCATTAGCATCAACATAGTAAACATACAAGTTTCCTGTATCTGTACTAAGCCATAATTGTCCAGCAGTTGGATTAGAAGGGGGTGTTGATCCTACACTTGTTGCGGCACCAGAACTACCAATGATTTTGCCACCAGTAGTTACACCGTCAAACAGACGTAAACCACCCTGATCAGCGTCATAGAAAACCTCACCTTTATTGTAGGTAAAGCTAGTTAAATCGCTAGTTCTATACGTTTGTAATCTAAGAGATCTCTGAGCAGTAGTCATCTAATACCAGTCCTTTATAACTAGTATTTACCTGCTTTTATTCTTTGCGGTAGTACTGATAATTAACGGTAGTTTCGTTTGTTTTATGAACTTTAGCACCGTTTTTTAAATGAAAGCGTCGAGCTGTTTCTGTTTGTGGACTAAGTGTAACGATGTTCTTTACATCTTTGAATTCGCCTAGAATCCATTCGGCAGCCTGTTTGATTAGGGCTTGACCTGCACCGGCTTTATAACTCCATATAGTGTAAAAAACAGCGGTATCTTTTGATTTTTCCATGTCAACAAGATCTTGCTCGTCTTCTGGAATATCACTGAGCCATTGTAGGCAAGTTGCCGCTAGGATTTCTTCACCTGCCTTAAGAATAAGAATTTCAGCGGCATCGTTAATGCGCTGTTCTAATGGAATATGTGGACGCACAGGATCGTCCTTAACGACCCGAGTTAACGGATCATCGGTCGATCGTAGGTGGTATAGTTCCATGGCAGTTTTATAAAATTATTATATACGTACTTATCTCTTTTGTCAAAAAATGCCTAGATATCATCGCCTGGAAGATTATTAAGCAGTTCTCTCAGCTTGCTCGATTCTACTTGAGCACGAACTTTTGGAACTGCTATACCACTAGCAGGATCACTAATTTCACCAGTTGAAGTGTTGACAGTTTGACGTTGTTTAATTGAATTCAATAGTGTTGATCCAGCTGATTGACTGTTCAAATTACCATAACTTTCCTCATCAGCTAGGTCGCTGATACGCAGACTGTCAATGTTAAACTCTAGGTCAATTTTTTGTCCAACTCCGCTTGATGAACGTGTTTTCATCAACTGAATTTGGTAACGACCACGTTCACGCATAGCTCGACTTGTAAAGATACCAAATACATTATCTGCCGTTTGAATCTTACTTAAACCACCTGAAATATGACTGTGATCAAATTCAACTTCTTCAACAGCACCACGATTCAACTGGGCCGCAGTCACAAACACACAGTTCTTTTCAACCGCTAGGTTTCGTAATTCTTCACTGACATATTTGTCTTTAATAAACAAATCTGCTGGACTGATCTTCTTGCTTTGTGGCATCAGCAAGTCTAGATAGTCAACTAGTAGTACATCGACTTTTCGATCCATTTTAATTTCATACTCTTTCAAGTATGCACGAATGTCATTGGCAGTTTTACCGCTTGGCATGTATTTTACCTGGTAAGATCCAGATTTTTTACCCACCATTTTGACCTTCATTTCTACGTCATCTAAATTCTTGAAAATCTCTCTAGTGGCCATTCCAGTCACCATGGCATCCATACGCATACTGACAAGTTCTTCTGAAAGTTCAAGAGTTAAGTACACTACGTTCAAACCTGCAAGAGCCCAGTTGATACCTAAATTTGCTAAAAATAGCGATTTTCCTGCTCCTGATCCGCCTGCAAAAATATTCAGTTCTCCGCGATTCATACCACCAAACAATTTGTCATCCATGGCCTTCCAACCAGTTGACACTTGTCCATTATTGTCTTTGATACGCATCAATCGAGCACGTGGATCTAAGAAATAATCAGTGCCCATGTCCTTGGTTAGACCCACCTGTACCGCTTTTTTAATCATTTCTTCTACAGGACCATACTCACCTTTTTCAAGCAGATCAGCTGATTCGAGAATAGCTTTTTCTAGGCCTTTATGTCTAATAAATGTTTCAAAGTCAGACAACAGCCAATCAAAATGTTCTTCACGCAAGTCTTGTGACACCTTAAAATCACTACCAGTTGCCGCATTTACAATATCTTGTGTAGGCATAACATTGTGATCTTCAACATACTTGTTGATAAATTCTGCTGGCGTTTGTAATCTTCGATCAAACAAGCTGGCATCAAAAATGCTTTGGCAACGAACAAATGTTGCCGCATCTGCTAGCATCATTTCTAGGTATAATTTTTGTATATCGTAACTGTAATCTGTATTTTGTGGCATATATTCTATTATAACATTTAATTAAACACTTTAACACCGTAATGGCGTTCAAAGTTTTTTGCGTCGGCATGATCATTTACCATAGGGTGTCCTTTGATATTTAAACTAGTGTTGAGTAACATAGGACATCCAGTACGGGCATACCATAATTCTAAGAGTTGTCTAAACGGGCTTCCATCGTTCGGAACAGTTTGTACACGTGAACTTCCATCACGATGAACGATGGCAGGATAAAGCTGAGGATGCCTACAACGAGCGATGACCTGCATATACCTACTGTTATCCCAACCGTGAGGCATATCGAAATACATATCAGTAAGCTCTTCGAGTATTGCCGGAGCAAAGGGTCTAAATTCTTGACGTTGTTTGATTGCATTTACTTTATCCTTTATATCATCCCCCCGGGGGTCTGCCAGTAAACTTCTGTTACCTAATGCCCGTGGTCCAAATTCTGCCCGGCCGCGAGCAACACCGCATATCTTATTTTGTATAATATATTCTACAATTTCTTCATTAGAAGAACGATAGCCCATATCATGACCCAAGAAATTGTTGGACCAATCAGTATAGTCTTTATAATGCGGATTATGTGCTAATACCGTTCCTATAGCACTACCCGCATCGCCCGGGTTTGGATAAATCCACGTTTTACCGTAGTATTCTCCCGTCAATCTATTAGCACTGCAATTCAAGGCACAGCCGCCCATTAGAACTAAATTGTCGCTGTCTACCATTAGTCTTGCTTTGACCAGTATTTCATCGAGCCACTCTTCATACAAGAGTTGTACAGCCGCCGCTATATCAAAACTGTCTTTTATAATCAAATCAGGGGCCCAGTCCATACATCCCCTATGAAGATTTCTTTTCATTTTGAAACTGTCAAAACGTCCTTTAAAAAAATCTTCATACATACGACCAATATGTTTATCGGCATCACCGTATGCGGCCATGCCCATTAAAATATATTCGTCCTCATTAGGTTTCAATCCTACTCGCTGGGTCATAGCACTATAGAACAACCCCATGCTGTATGGGTAAGACTTGCTGAATCTTTTTTTGAGTTTAGTTCCCTCCCCCTCCCAGATAGTAAAAGTTTCAAATTCACCAATAGCATCTATTACTACAACACACGCTTTATTGAATCCACTTGTATAGTATCCACCAGCGGCATGGCTAAGATGATGGTCGGTATATGTGATTGGTGCATCAATTTCATATCTAGCCATGTAAATATCAATATCATTATCACGGCGTTTCCAACCTTGCCCAGCCCATAATTGGCGTAGGGTTTTCTTAAAAGGTTGCTCATACCAGTACACACGGTCAGGATAGCCAAATCGTTTAGCATCGGCTACTAATTCTTTGCACAAGTCTCTGTCGTTCTTTTGACCGCTATAACGTTCACTATGACTGGCAAAAACTAGTTTTTCGTCAGCAAATACCGCCAGCGCCGCATCGTGGCTGTTTCCACTTATACCCCAACTGATCATTTGTAGATAAAAGGATCACGTTTCCGCAACTCTTCCAACCGTTTATTAAGTCTACGATTTTCCTGCCACATTCGCCAAGGCTTTAAAATAAAATTGATTATTCGTTGAACCATTTTTTTGCTCTTAGTTGTATCTTAAGATTACTTGTCTCTTTAGCTGACGCTATTAACCAAAGTGTTGCTAGTCGTCCTAATTTAATTACAGCATCATTAATATCTTTAACACCGTCGGGCCAATCGGGCATACTAACCGACCACCCGTACTCTAATGCCTGCTCTAGAGTTGCTTGTCCTGCTTTATCTCTATCTGGAACTAGTACAATTTCTTTACCTAGCTGTTTTAATAACCAGTTTTGACTGTCTTTAATTTCAGCACCTAACAGCGCACACCCATCAATACTTATTGCATCAAAGGGACCTTCAGCAACAATTACGAACTCGCGATCATCGTGTTGATTGTCTAAATTAAACACATAACCTGGTTGTTGTTCACTAATATATTTAGGGGTAGCGTCACCTATGGCACGAGCAGTATAACCAACTATTTCACCTTGATAATAAAATGGTATAATGACTCTATTGCTAAACCCTATTTTAGGAGTCCAATAGAAAGGATAATCTTCAGGAAAAAGTTTTCTATTCACTAGATATTCAAGAATAGGTATTAATTTTTCGGGAGGATTATCTAGTAACCCCGTGATGCCGGCACTGTCTATTGGCAACTCTCGATGATCAAACTTGGGGATAATACTACGAACTTCTGCTGTTGAGTTTTGATCTAGTCTTAATGCTTCTAATCGTAATTGATTTATAATATCGTCTGGAATGTTTAAGTTACGCATGAGCTTATTCATTTTTTGACTAATGTGTCTGCCTGGTTGCCACGAGCATTTGAACCCGCAGTTAAAACAGTGATAACTTACAGCATCACCTGCATTTACAATAAATCCACCGCGTTGCCGTTTGTCATCGCAACAAGGGGCGTTAAAACTTATCCAACCACTTGGAGTATGTTTTCGCTTTGTAGGTAGATAAGTTTGTAGTGTATCCGCAATTAGGCTCATAGCCTAATTATACTATGAAACAGTGACAGAAACAACCTTTCCGGGCCCAGTATCTGAGCCAAATCCGCCATAGGTGTTTATATAAGAACTCATTGTAGTAGTTGATGGCCACATCCAAGTTAATCGGAAATAGTTGGCTGTTCCAACTGTTTGGGTGATAGTAACAACACTTTCCGCTGACGTAGGCGTACCACTTGCTGTGTTATCAAAAATGGTAGTTTTTGTAGAATTTTGCCAACTGCCCACAGCTACAGTCATGTCAGTTGTGCTTTCTAAAAATACTGTGCCTAAAAATCCCGAGCTGATATCTACAGCAAAAGTTAAACTAGTTGTAGGTACAGCTTCATAGAATTTAGCAGGTATCGCCGAACTTCGATGTTGTACATTTCCAGCAAAATCAATTTCTCCTGTAAACGTATTGTACACTCCGCTGGCTCTAGTTTGGGGTGTTGCCCAACCAACCAATTCAAAAGTGCCTGTAGCTCCGAATCTACTGTCTGCATAGAGTAATGTAGTAACACCGTTAATGACAGCAGTTAAGCTGTAGGTTAAAAATTGATGTCCTAAACTAGCTAAGTCATTAGCTGGTATAGTCGCTGTGCATATTCCAGTTAGGGGAGTATTAGGAGTAACAGTATAAGGACTGTTAGTCAAGGCCTTACCTCCAGCGTCCATAACATTAAGACTAATACTTGATACAGTTGTTAAATCAATACGTTTCTGATCCGCATTCTTAATGTCGAATTCTATGACGTTAGGTACGCCTTTATAAATTTTCACTTGTCGTTGATACACGTTTTTATACTCCACAGTAAATCCTGCCAGATCAGCTGTAACAATGATTCTATTTGGATATAAATAACTTTGAACTTTTTGCATATGGCAGGAACCTTTAATAGTATTTATGGCAAAACTAAGAGACGAAATCGAACAAAATTTACCATTTATCAGCGTTATTAACTACGGCGAAGATGAGTATGTTGGCATCATTATAAACCAGGATCAATTTGTCACCAGCTTCTATGACTTAAATTCTATACGTAGTCCTGAAGAAAAAGCGGCTTTTTTACAAATAGGTGAAACTTGGTGGTGGGAGTCAAATCGACAGTTTCCTATTAATATATTTTGTCGAGATCAAATACGGCCTTTTGCCTATGCTATTAAAACATTCAACAGCAAAGATGCCCGCATTGTGTTAGGGCCTGTTGTAAATCTAATGAATTTAACACTTAAACGTGTCAAGCGTAAAAGTGTTCAGTTAGTCAGAAAAGTTAAGTAAATTTTCACAAATTAAATTCATCTGCACAACAATTACATGTGCGTAGGCAACAGCGTGTGCCTTTTTAAAATAATACTCATCCCCTTCCGGTTTCGTCCATATCTCGCTCATCACCGTAGTCCAGTCTTTCCCAATCAGATAACGTTTCGCTGGGCGAATCATAGCTAAAACTGCGGCCAACTGTTCTATCGAGGTAGGTTTGACCTGTCTCAAGATAGAACCATGCCCGTTGACGTGAAAGAGCTTGTTCACGAATTCGTCTTCTAGTAATAGATCCCATAAAGGCTCTGTCTCCAATAATTGTGTAAGATGTTGTTTATTTTTTACACCTTCATATACGCTGACATTTAAAAAATCTATCTTAAAATATCCTCTATCTTCAGCAGTTTTATAATCAATAGTACTTATTCCTGTAAGAGGATTATACGGAATAGCAGTACAGTATACTCCAGTATTGTGCTTTTTAGTAGTGCCATCTAGACTGGCATCGATATGTTTTAACACATCTAATGCACGAGTCCTATCGGCAAAATCTAGGTCAATATCTGGCATTATAAATCACTTTCCTTAACTACTTGCTTGACTAATTCTACATCGGCAGGTAATTTTTTAAATTTGTTTAACCAAAAAGGCACATCCATAACTACATTAATTGCCATCAGCTGTTCGTCATTAAATTTCTTTATCATAGTCTTACCGCTGGAACTATTCAATACTAACCACGGACTTATTTTACCATCTTTGATGTCAAATGTTGCACGACTTAGGCTTACATAATGAAAATAATGATTCCATTGTGCATTGTTATCGTTAGCCCATGCTAACATATGACTGATACTACGTTCTAATGCCACTTCAACTGGTTCACTCTTAATTAGATGCACTACATAGTCATCGTAAAGAGAATCTCTACACCAATGATCTAATTTAACTCCACTACGTACTACATAATCAATGAATTTGTCAGGATATAATGGATTGACATTGCTGACAAAACTGCCAAATTTTACAAAGGCATTGTAGTAAGGACTCTTGCTAAATTCTTCGTAGGTCTTTTCACCTTTAAGGTTCTGAGTCAGTTTATAAAATCGATTAAATGTATCAAACCCTAATATCACATGTTTTTCTGTACGAGCTAGATATCTACGTTTTTGTTCGCAAACATGTACGAACAGGGTTTTTTCTTGCATAAACCCTTTATTACAATGTTGACAGATATACGGTTGTTCAGCTAGCGCCATCATTTTAATTTCTTAGCAATCGTAGCTTCATCCATGCCATGCTTACGTGCTAGTTCTTTAATTTCCTTGTCTGTTGATATATCTGCTAGTAATTCTAATTCGTCATTTTTCTTACTAGGATATATTTCTTGTAAGAATTTTAACTTCTTACCACCAGCACCTTCTTTCTTCTTGTTACCTAACCATTGATGAAAGAAAGTAGCTTCACCATTCCAACTACACATGCACAACAACAACCATAACAGTTTAGGATGCTTTTGTAATAGTGACCAGTGTTTGTTGAAATATTCATTTACAGTAAGGACAAAATGTTCCTGTATTTCACGTTTTTGTCCTTGGACATTGCTGATATATCTATTGAGAATAAAGAATTCGCTCTTGAGACTTTTTTGCTGTTCGGGCGTCATTTCATCCCAAACGGCTCTGGCATTTAGATCAACAAATGCGATCTTTTCTTTAAGCTCAATTTTATCACTCATATTTTTCTTGACTCAGTTTATACAACATTTTAACACGATCTACGGCCTTTTGTAAAGCGGGATTGGTTTTTGCCGCCAGTCGAATTTTGATCCATTCGTTGTGATCATCTAATTCTTTTTGTCCGCCAGTTCGTACATCAAATCTTTTTGATTCTTCTGGGTCGTAATCCCAACCTATTGCCTGCCGAGTACTAGGATCGGCACCAAACTCTCTAGCATACGTGGTGTTACCGTCACGTTCGTATATGTATGTTACGCCGGGTTTAAGACTGCCCATTGTCTGCATCCTCCTTGGGTACAAGTCTAGCATCAAAAGCTACTACAGTTCTTTTTCCAGAACCTTTCCAGGGATAAACCATGTGCGGTACATGGCTTGGAAATAAGATCATAGTACTAGGAGTAGGCGCATATTTCCATGTATCATTCATGATAAATTTGCCAATGTCTTTAGTCTGCGGCAAACGAAATGCAATATGACCATCGCTAGGTGAACTGCCTTCTGCTAGCTCAGGAGCACTGATATAAATGTTTCCGCTAAGATTGCCCAACGGATGTGTGTGTATTTCTTGATACTGATCTGGGCCTTGTTGAATAGTCCAAATGCTCACTATAACTGGTTTCAGCATCTTGAGTTCTTCAGCGCCGCTTTGATCTGACACCAACTTTAAGTATCCGGTGCAGGCCTGTTCTAACCACTTGACCAACCAGCCTACATCGATTCCTAACTCATTAGGATAAACTTGTATCTGTTGGCCTCCACGAATACTAATCAACGGATTTTCGCTGTCGTTTAGTTCAGGGTGCCCGTGTAGGTCTTCTGTCAGGTTATATAACTTGCTGAATTCGATAGCTGGTACATCGTCAATGGCTATGATTGTTGGTTGAAAATAAGCTACTCTAAGTGTCATAATAATTTGTCCAATTGAATAATTTCACTTTGTCTTGATATTTCTTTAACAAAGTATGCACAGCTAGGTTTACTACCGTTACGTGTAGGTGTAGCTAACAACTGTCCGTTCTTCATTTTAGGAAAATACCATTTGACATCATTGTAGAAATTCACGATTTCTACCTTTTTAAATTCTACTCTAAATGAACTTAGTGGATTAAAACATAGTGCTTCAAATCCGCGATCATTTAAACTAGTCAGTGGTAGGATTTCAATATCACACCCACTTTGACTATCACCCACTGCTATACACCAGTCTATAGGCATAGTAACTTCGTCTTCTCCTATACGCAATACCATTGCAGGTGCATTGAAACTTTCTAAGAAAATCAATGGCATGAAAAAGAAATCTGGCTCTGCCGGATTGCTATTATCTAATACTGCAAACCTAGTATTTTCATCAACCTCATCTGGTAAATTGTTTAGAGAAAACGCTTGGTCTTCTAATGTTAAAATCTGCATACGTCTATTTTTGCCAGTCTATCTTTTCAATATTGAAAGGATACTTGGCTTCCTTGTAAAATTTCTTACGCTCAGTAAGATGTCTTTTTGCGTACTTACATGTAGATGTTAAATCCCATATTTGTACAAAATCTTTGTCTTCTGCTTTACGTATGCCACGACCGATTGATTGAATAACTCTTACGAAGGACTTACCGGGCTCCAAGAGAACCAGATTAAAAATCCTAGGTATATTGATACCAACAGCGGCGACACCGTATGTTGCAACAATGATTTTATTATCACTGGTTTTAATTTCGTCATACTCTTCCTTACGGGCTGTAGTTTTGACTTCGCCTGAAATAAACACTGCCTCTTCTAGTTCATTAATAATAAATTTGCCTGAATCAATTCTATTGACTAGAACTAATGTATTGCCTGTTTCTGATATTTTTTTGATTAATTTTGAGATATAGATCATCCTGTCTTCATCTGTGACAAGATATTTTAATTCTTCTGCGTATGAAGTGAATTCTGGTAAATCTATCATCTGTACCACATTCACGTGGCAATTTGATAGCACACCTTTTTCTTGTAATTCATGTGCTTTGATACCACCAACTACTGGACCAATTGAAGCAAATATGCTTTCGCTTTCAAATTTTTCCTTAGGAACTGTTCCAGTAAGTCCCCAACGAATTGCCGCATTACATAAATTTTGTGTGAGCAGATTTTTTAGAACTTCGGCTTTGGCCATGTGTACTTCGTCAACAATAACAGTCTTAACTCTATCGAGAAATTCTGCCAAAGTTACAATATCATGCTCATGATTTTTGCTTTTCTTATCTAAAATGTTCAAACTTTGCCAAGTACAGATTGTATGAGTTTTATTGAGATCTTTACGATCCCCATAATAAACTCCTACATCTAGACCTACATTGACAAAATCTTCTTCTGTTTGTTCTACTAATGATTTGTTAGGAACGATAGTGATAGTACGTCCTAAACTTTCGCATAATTGACTTAATGTTGCAGTGGTAATTGTTTTGCCTGCACCTGTTGCGATTTCCTGTAGGGCCTGAGGATTCTCTAAAAATGTATTGATTGCTTCAACTTGATAATCACGCAACATGATAGGCTGACCTTCTTGTTGGTGCCCTTTAGGCCATACTTTTCCTTGATCTGCCCAATAGGTTTCTGTTACAGGAGTGAATGATATTTTTGGCGTCAGTCTAAGATCTTCTATTTCATCAATAGAAATATTCATCTTACTCAGTATGCCCAATATAGTTTCTAACTGGTTAAGATAACCATTTCCGCCCAGTCCAAATAGACTAACCATTCCATCCCAACGACCTAATTTAAATGCCGGATGATACCGAGCATAAGGGATTTCATACTTAAATGTGTTGGCTAATTTTTTCCTTGCTTCTAATGGAAGGCCTTCTAATTTAATATTAACTTCATCTCGAATCACCAATTTTACTGTCATCTTAGAATGGTCCTAATGTCCATCATTACCGGTTCGTCTGCCCACTCGATAATTAAATCACAACAATTAGAGTATACACTAGTCTTGCCGTGACGTAAACCCATTTTGGTATCCAATGCAAGTACACTCATAGGACGCCAGGCATTTTTTAGGAAAAATTTCGGTATTTTTCCACTTTGTACAACTGCGATTTGAGTGTCTTTATCCAGTGCATTATTGTAACTTTTATTTTTAATCAGTTGATTAAATTCTTTACCAATTTCGCTGTTAGGCAATCTAAAGTAAATTCCCACTGATTTATCGACCTCATTTTTTTCCAGAAAATTCGACAAAATTTCCAGATTTTTTAGGATTTTTTCTTCGGTGGTATTTTCAAATACTACCAGCATAGGTAATCTTTTTAATTCAATGATGCTTTTAATAACTGCATCAAGATCGTGCAATTTTTTATCAACCCACAACTTTGTTTTAGATCGGTTGGCCATGTACTCGGTCAAATTTTCACCGGGATTTTTAGGATTTTCCACAAAATATTGGTACCGCATACTACGGTCATTAATGATGTTTTGATCAATACTAGTTTCAATACCTAAGTCTTCGGTTATGTAATGTTGAAAGTTTTTATTTTCAAAATTTGTAATTAAGAACTGATCACGTATTTCTTGCTCAGACCATGATTTTATGGTTTCATAGTGGTTTTTTACAATTTCGTCAATTTTAAAGCCCAATGGCAAAAGTGCATCAACTAATGCCACAATATTTTTCTCATTGAGCTCAGCAGTCCATATTTTAGTGTTGGCTGTTTGAATTAAATTTTCAACAGTCTTGGACAACGTGCTTAACACTTTACGTATTTGACCAGAAAATGTGAATTCTATGACCAACTCAGGTTCTGCTTCGGAATTATTTTGTATTTTTAGGTTTTTTACTTCTTCGACGTATCTAAACTCTTTTGACCATATAGGTGTAGTAATAGACATGGAAATTTTTTCAGAAAATTTCTCTAATTTTTTTGAATTTTCTTGAAGAATTTTAATCAACAGTCGACCTTGATTCTTTGTAATGTAAAATGGTCGAGTTATTGCTGTTGATAGACTTATTAAGGTATCATAGTCACGTCTTGGTAACAAGCCCTTGGCATAATCGTCGGGTTCTTGCAAGATTTCAAATAATAAATTATCAATAGTAGTCATGTTAGTAAGTGTACACTGACAAAGGTCAAAGGTCAACCAGTTAGAAAAAAATAGGCCTCAATATTATTTAAGGCCTATGGGATACCTTTTGGGTAAATTGATTATAATGTTGCGTCTTCCATACCTGCAACACGTAATTTGATAATATTACTTAATTGCCATTGTTTGATGTCTAGACCTTTAGTAATACCTAGCCACTTGTTGCGTAGCAAGGCAAATTCGTTGATAATTTTTTCAAAATCAACGACATCTGCCTCACCTTCAACAAATTTTTCACAATCTCGACTACTAAGAGCACGTTGATAGTTTTCTAAGTACTTGCGAAAGTGTTGACTTTTGAGTCGTCGTAGTTCAATGTTAAGGTATTCTAGGATAGCTTCAATTTCTTGCAATTGACTAAATCTTTGCTCGACAATACCAGGCATACCGGCTGATGCTTTTTCAATATTACCATGTACTTTGACCTCTAGTCGAGCTTCTTCTAGTTGATCATTATAATATTGAACAGCATCGGGGATATAACTGATATCCTTGGCTATCTTAGTATACCACATTAAAACTCCAATTCGTTAATGTCGTCATCTTCGCCGTCTGCATCGTCAAGATAGTATTCAATAGCGGCATCTAATGTAGCATCAACTCCGGCAGCACCTTGTAGTGTACGATCACCGACACCAAAATCTGCTAGCAAGTCAATGTAACGTTCAGCCACTACATCGATTTGTTTCTTGTCGATATAGTCAGCAAACAGTAACCAAACATCACCAATTTGTGTTTCATTCAACATTCTCTTCTGTCTCCTCTGGAATGATAGTTGTTTCAGCTTTGATATGGTATTTTGCCATAATCATATCTAATTTATCATCTTTCCATTCTTTTCGGTAGAATTTGAATTCCTCACCTGTCTCTGGATCAACCCACTTGAGTCTGTTGCCTTCTTGTTTTAACAGGCCTTGTTTCTCAAGCATATCAACCATACCACTGTAAGGATTCATACCTGTTTCGTATGGAATCTTAATTTGTACAGTTTCAAAAGGTTTAGCATAACGAGTTTTCATGATCTTGCAAGCGGCACGGATACCGTTTACTTCTGAAACCTTGTTACCATCTTCGTCTTCTTTCAACTTCAATTTTTTCATCGCAACAACAATACTAGATGCATAGACAAAACCTTGTCCGCCACTAATCTTGTCATCTGGATCAAACATGTCTTGACTTGCGTATGTGTGATTTGTCGCTACAAGACCAACATTGTAGTTACCAAACATGTTTACACAGTTGCGAACAAGTGCCGTTAATGCTTTGGGTTTACGGCCCATATCACCTTTCAAATCACCCGCCTCAAACTGATTTACGTCAGTTGGAGTCAAGAGCATACCAAGGCTGTCTATGACAAAGAGGACCTTCGGACGGTCAGTCATTTCCTTGTACTCTTTCATAAACTCGTTGATAGTCTTAGCAACGTCATCGATCATTGCCATGTTGAGTTTAAGCAGTTTATCTTCGCTAGTGTCTACACCTAAATCATGCAACCACTTTTCATCAAGTGCGTTTTCGCTATCAATCAAGATAACATAGATGCCTTGTTGTTGTGCATTACGGATAAGATTTCCTGAACAGATAAAACTCTTACCTGCACCAGATTCTCCAGCAAATACAGTAACTTTGCCTAGCGGAACACCTTTGTGGAAATCTCCACTGATTAGATAGTTAAGCGTATAATTGCCAGTACTGATCCAATCTGTTGGATCATTAAATCCAACTCCTAGACCATCAATGCTTTTGGTCAAGGTCTTTCTAAATTTTGATAAATCAAAGGCTTTTGTAGCCATAAGTTAATTCTCCTGAATGATGTAAGGGGACCGAAGTCCCCCTGTGCTTATTGCTTTTGACGATTGCGAATCATTGCCAAGATATCTTGGGCACGACTATCGCCACCTGCCGATTCAGTAGTTGTTTCAGCTTTTGGAGCTGATTTTGCTACTGGTGCTGGTGCTTCATCTTCATCAATGTCATCTACCGGAGCACTTGCTTTTGGTGTTGATTTAACAGGATCACCCGTATTCTGGCTCATGCCAGCTGGTTTGAAATATTGACCCCATTTTTCCATGTCATATGGCTCACCGTCAACTGAAGCTTCAAACATTTCTTTCATAACTTTCAATTCAACTTCGCCTGGCTTCTTAGGTAAAAAGTCTGACAAGTTAAACAAGCCATGTTGTTTGATAGCGGCATTTTCAGCATCACTTAATGGACGCTCACGACGTGCCC